GTCTCCCCGTCCTCGGCCGTGAAGCCCGCTTCGCGCAGTGCCGTGCGCACACACGCAACGGTCGCTTCGTCAAGGGCATCGTCGAAGCAAAGACTGCCGTCCTTCGCAATCTCAAATGCGCCGACTTTGTAGGAAAAGCTCGGTGCGCCGCAGTAGACGGGCTTCGTGTCGAGCACCTTTCCGACGATCCCGACCATCGCCTTGCGCTCTTCCTTCTGGATGTTGTAATTGACCTTCATGGTGGTTTCCTCCTTTATGAACTTTGGTCATTACATTCATCACTCTAGCCGGGATAATTAGCAAGCAAATTGTGTTGTATACACCCATAGCCTCAGTGAGATAAACCATAGAGTATCATCATTTCACAGAATGAGGAGCGGTCATGCGCTCAAGCATCTTGCCCGTCATCCAGATCGCCCCGTCGATGACGAGCGGCAGGAAGATGCGGTCGCGGAATCTGCACCATCCCGTCTCCTTCTCCGCACTCTCGCGAAGTGCCGCCGTATATGCCGCCGATACTTCACGCGCTGCGGGAAGCCCCTTCTCATGCACCCAGAGGACAGTCGCTTCCTTTGCCTCCGTCCGTACGAAGTCCCCTACATGATTCTTCAGTTCATTTTGAATGTGTTCCAGTTTCATCTTCAACACGCTCCTTCATAGTCCGTTACCCCACGCGCAATGGCGCGGGCAAATTCATCCTGCCGGCTGCGGAGCAATCCTGCATCCCCTTCATGGTCGATAAACGCAAGTTCCACGAGAACGGCGACCCCATCGGTGCTGCTCAAAACGTACAAACCGTTGACACCGGGCTTTGCACCCTTCACGCCGCGATCCACAGTGCCGAACGCATCCACGATCTGATTCTGGATGCACTGGGCCAGTTTCTCCCCCTCTTCGCTTCCGTAGTAGTGCCACGTCTCCGTTCCCTGAGCCATGCCGTTACAGGCATTACAGTGGATGGAGATAAACACATCGGCATCCGCACGGTTGGAAGCCGAAACAACTTCACGGAGACTGTCGGACTGCAATTTTCCGACCACCTCAACACCTGCGGCAGTGAGATAGCCTGCAACAAGGTCAGCGACATTCTTTGCCACATCACATTCTCGCAGCCCATAGCCGCACGCGCCGGGGTCGGGATTCCCGTCCGGGGCATGACCCGGATTCAAAAACACACGCATTATGCTTCCTCCTTTGGTTTCGGTACATCCGCATACGGAATGCGCTCACAATCACGTTCCAAAAAAACATCTTCTGCATTGCCGTCCTTGCTCTGGATGTACCGCTCAACAGCGACATCCACGAACTTCGGCTCAAGTTCCACACCATAGCAGATACGCCCCAACTGGTCGCAGGCGATCAGCGTTGATGCCGAGCCAAGGAATCCGTCGAGAACGATACCATTCGTCTGCGTACACTGCTTGACAAGGTAGGCAATGAGCGGCACAGGCTTCGAGGACGGATGGCCGCAGCCGTCCTTCTTTGAATCCTTGATGCGGTCGAAAGCAAAGACGGTGGTCTGCTTCTGATCGCCATACCATCTGTGCCGACCGTCTTTGCGCCATCCCCAGATAATCGGCTCGTGGATGTACTTCCAGTCCGTGCGTGTGAGCACGAGGCGGTCTTTCTTCCACACCAGACCTGCGCCAACTTTAAAGCCCGCATCCTCATAAGCGTCATGAAAGATGCGGGCTTTTGCTGTTGCGTAGAAAACGTAGATGGAAGCGTCCGTTGCCATCGCCGAGTGGAAGGCGGTAAAGGCGGATTTCAGGAACTCGTAGGCATCCTTGTCATTCAGATCGTCATTCTTGATTTTCCCGGAGGAACTTTCCAGAGCCACAAAATACGGCGGGTCCGTGCATACGAGATTTACCTTCTCACTGCCGAGCAGACGTTCATACGTCTCCGGCAACGTGGAATCGCCACAGATAACACGGTGCTTGCCGAGATGCCACACATCACCCGACCGAGCGACACAAGGCTTTGCGAGTTCTGCATCCACGTCGAAGTCATCTTCCTGCGCATCACCGTCATCCAGTGAGAGCAGGTCGGCAATCTCGGCTTCGTCGAAGCCCGTGAGAGATACATCGAAGTCCATCCCTTGCAGGGCTTCCATCTCGACACGCAGCATATCTTCGTCCCATCCCGCATCGAGTGCGAAACGGTTGTCCGCGAGAATGTAGGCTTTCTTCTGCGCCTCCGTCAGATGATCCACGAAAACGCACGGTACGCTCTCCATCCCCTCCGCCCGTGCCGCCGAAACGCGCCCGTGTCCTGCGAGAATGCCATAGTCCTTGTCGATAATGACGGGACTCACGAATCCGAACTCCCTCAGACTGCCGCGCAGCTTGTTGATCTGCTCCAGCGAATGCGTCCGTGCATTGTTGGCATATGGCACGAGTTTACTGATCGGAACAAGCTTCATCTCTGATGTTGTTTTGTTCAAATAACTTCTCTCCTTACTTCCTCGAACGCAGCAGCCGTTCCATCCGATCCTCCTGCGGCGATCCGCTGAACGTGGTGGTGCAGTTCTGCTTTACGATGTCGAATATCTCATACCAGAGCAGATTGGACTGCTTCTGAAACGCCTGTCCCATCTGGACGAAGGGGCTTGCAATCGCGCCGCCTGTGGTCGGATGCTTGCCAATGAGCCCGTATTGACTCATTGCTTCCTCACACTGAATGAAACGGGCAAATGCCTGTGCGTAACTTTCGATGAGACGAGGATTCACGAGTCGCTCACAGCCGCGTTCCTTCAGCCACAGCCATGTCTCACGGAAAATCTCATCCGCACCGAGCGGCTTTCCGTTCCTCTGCCGTGCAGACAGGAACTCGCTCGGTGTCGGCATCTCCTCACCGTAGAGATCGGTGGCATCCACAAGGTCTGTGCCGTCCAGTTCTGTCATTGGGAACTCCATGATGTGCGCTGTACGCCCGCCCGCAATCTTGTCTGCGAGTGCTTCAGGTTTGTCTCCCGCCCGGATGCGCCGTCCTCCGCGATTTGTTCCGTCACGCGCCATCTTTTCGCCCCCTTCCTTTAATACCCCGTTTGAACTGACGTTTTTGTGCGTGCGCCCCCTCCCCGGTCCAGTAACGGCGCGGTTTTAGAGATTTGACCGCCCCCTGGGGGGTCTAGCGGTCGCCTCTGCTACGCTGGTGAATTCGCTCATGACAGGACACGCAGAGCGACATCAAATTACTTTCCTCATGTGTGCCGCCGTCGGCGAGAGGTCTGATATGATGGACGAGCGTTGCGCGAACGTATCTCCCCCGCTCTTTGCACATCTCACAGAGCGGATGCTCTGACAAGTGACGGTCGCGAATCCTGCGCCATGCACTGCCGTATCTCTCGTGCTGATCGTAGCCGCGCGTGAAGTGGTCATAGTGCCGCTGCATCGTTTTCTCGTGCGTCTCGCAGTAGCAGCTCTTTCGATCCGTAAGGTTCGGGCAGCCCGTCATGCGGCAGGGTCGCTTCGGCTTTCTCGGCATCGCGCACCTCCTCGTGGCATCAAAAAAGCCCTCGCGGAGAATTGCTTCTCCGAGAAGGCTGAACCAGTTTTCTATTTTCGCTGAGTGTATCATATCACATCGGTCATACTGACATCAACCTGACATTTTATGACATTTTTCCGCTTTTTGACATTTCATGACATTCCTTGACATTTCATGACATTTCCTTCTCTTCACGAAGGAACGACCACACTTTGCAGACCGCGCTCATGGATACGGTATATCTGCCGTTCCCCGACTTCCATGCGCCGGGCAATCTCCGTGACCGTGTGATACCCCATGTAGCGCATCTCCAAGACCAACCGCTCATCCATATCCTCCACAGCCTGTATCACGCCATAGATTTCGGCGCGGAGGCTTACCAAGCGGTCAATCTCACGATCAATCTCCTCCTCCTGTTCCACCAGTTTCACCACCACATCGGAGAGCTTGTGCGGATTCTTTGTTGCACTCCCCGGCATATCGCTAAGAACGGTGGTGGTCTTGGTGGCCATGCTGCGGAGTCTCACGGACTGTTCCAACATGCTGTCTATTTTTCTGTCAATCTTGAATGCCTGGCTCAGATATTCCTTAGCGGTCATCATGATCAGCCCTTCTTTTCGTAGCGGGAGCAGCCCGGCTGCCAAACGTCGCCACCTGTATATCCTATGGGAACAGTCTGCTCCGCCTCCTGCACACAGTCGTTGCAGTTCCAGCATGTAAGTCGATGGGCGCAGGATGGGCAGATACATTTTTTGCAAGACGCGTGCGTTCCGCATCGATCATGGGGCATGACTTCCTCGCTGTCAAATTCCTCCGTGCCTTCCCAAATTGTCAGCCGATGATGAGCAGCGTACAGATATTCCTCCATGCAGCCGTTGCTGTCCTTCCAGTTTCCTGCCATGATCACACCGTCGCATTTGCCGAGAAGCATTTTGCACTGCTTCAAGACCGCATCGTAGGGAAATCTGGCAGCTTTCAAGTGCCGCATGGCATCCAACGGGTTGACAAACAGAATATGCGGATATTTCTTGGAAAACTCTGCTGCAATCGCCGCTGCTGCCTTGCGGTTCTCTTTTTCAGCCCCCGTGTAGGGATGGGAAATATAAATCATGTTCATAGCGATCTGCTCCTTTCTTACTTGCAGTGCTTCAGCGCATCTCTTGCTGTAGGGTCGCTGTATCCTTCTCCATTGCGGCTTGATGTACGCTGAACCCCCAACTGCTTGATCTCAATGTGAATCCCCGGTGCTGCTGCCCACTGCTTTTCCACGATCTCCCGCACTACTTGGGCATCGTCCTTCCAGTAGCCGCACCTGGTCATGCAGTCCTTGAGCATTTTCTGCAGATTGTCGGTGTCCGGGCGGGTCGTACGCCACTCGCCGCTTTTATGGGACTTGCCCACCGGGAAAAGCCATGTGGTGCGAAGCTCCAAGGCTCCGTCCAACGGCACTATCGGACGATGGTTACCGAGATGCGCAATCAGAAGTGCCTTTGCCTTCTTTAGGGGAGTCGGGTCGTAAAATATCGGTCTGCCGCCCGCGATCCGCACGGACTTCTCCTGTGCGGTCGCCGTAGGAGGATTGATGTCGAGGAAAAATCTCATTTTCTAAACCTGCCTTTCTTTTGGTTCCTCTCGGCTGTTTTGTCACGTTACTCTCCTCAAAGGGGAAGGACAGGACGTAGTACGTCCTTCCCACTTTGGGAGGGTAACGACGTTTCTTCTGTTTATATGTATATATAAACAGCGTAGAAGAAGAATTTACTCAAAATCCTTGGAAGCCCCGTCATTCCTTAAGATACGACCTTTTTTGAGGATGAATTCGCCGTCCATTTTTTTGAGCCTTGCGTAGACGGTTTTGTCCGATACATTGAGATAACCCATCATGTCGGAAACCGTCACGTTTCCGTCCATATTGAGTGCCTGATAGGCGTTTCGGAATTCCTCCGCACACGCCTCGGCCGTCTTGGCGTGACTGTTCTTCATGCGTCCCGCCTCCAGTGTTCCCTGTGCGGGCATCTCACCGAGATTGCCATGCGTGTCCAACCGATGAATGGGATACTCGAACCAGAAGTTCACCGGCTCGATATTCTCGAATTCACGAAGGCTCGACTCCAAACGCCAAGCCGTAGCGTGACCGTCCCGCAGATTGTTCTTGATGTCATCCGTGAGTTCTAACTGGATCATGTCAAGCTGGGCATCGGGGTCGCGGGCAAATACGCCGGAGCCGGAAGCCCTGTCCATCGCCCGCTTGTTTCCCTGCGCTCCCTTGCTGTGATGGTGACAGTAAATCGCGGAGCAGCCGGTCTCCGTGCAAATCTTGTCGAACTGGTTGCAGAACTGCCCCATTTCGGATGCGTTGTTTTCATCTCCCGTGATGACCTTGTAGATGGGATCGATAACAATGGCATCCAAATGCTGGTCACGAACACGGCGGACGAGTTTGGGCACAAGCTGGTCTAATGGCACAGCGTGGCCTCTCAAGTTCCAGATGACGATGTTTTCCGATTTGTTTATAGGCAGATGAAGGGCATCGTAAATTTTGAGGAAGCGGGTGATGCAGCTTGCCGGATCAATTTCGAGATTGACATAGAGCACCCGCCCTTGGCGGCAAGTGAACCCCAGCCACGGGATTCCCTCAGCGATGGAGACGCAAAGCTCCATGAGGAGAAACGACTTTCCCGCCTTGGACGATCCGGAAATGAGCATCTTATGCCCGCGCCGCAGGATTCCGTGGATCAACTCTTCGGGGAGCAAAGGTGGATTATCCTTGTACGCCGAGAGTGGGGTCATTGGTGGAAGTTCATCCGTCACGCCCTCCACGAAATCCATCCAGTCCGTCCATGACTTCCTGCCGATGTTCGTTGCGGCGAGGTACTGGCGATTGCCGTTTCGAGTAAGCCCCGGCATCCGGGAAAGCCGTGAGGGATTGCGGTTCTGCTTGTCGATGGGGACGCCCTGATTTTCCATGAAGTCGTAGAGAAAAGCCACGCGCTTTCGGTATTCCTCATAGTCAGCGGCATCCACACGCACTATGGCATGAAGGCTCTTTCCTCCACTATGCACCAGAGCTGCAATCGGCAGTTCCAGCTTGCGAAAGAAGACATCCTGCTCGGCGATGGGAAGCGTATCGGATTCCACCAAAGCATACTTGTACTTGGTGACGTTCTCGTTTTTTACGCCCTCGCCGTCCAGCGGATTGAACCGAATCCAACCGCCCACCTCCGGTTTCCAGTCACCCACGGTTGCTCCGATGTCATCGGCGTGCTTCTTGAGGGATGCGATCAGCTCCCCTGCCGTGCGGTCGTACACGCCCTTACTGGGCAGCCACTTGCCCTCGCCACCCTGCCATACGTCGCCCGTGACATAGCCCACTCGGTCAGCAGGATCAAACAGCAAAGTGAGATAGTCGATCAAATCCTGCACGGGATTCCACGCATCGGGAGGGGCAAAGCCGTTGAAGCCGTCGTTGCCGTCATACTCAATGGTATCGTCCCATGCCATCGCTCCCTCAGCGCAGGGCATCCAGCCGCGCTCTTTTGCCAGCTGCACAATCGTGCCAGCCTTGACGGGAGTGGCCGTGCCGCTAAAGCCCGCCCACTTCTTCTCGCATTCGCCGGGATGGTAACGAGGATCTCTCTGACTCCAATCATCCCAAATGGAGCATGGATAACCTTCCTCCTTGAGTGCCATGCCTACTTGAATCCAGTCGGCGCGAGAGAGCGTAGATACATCAAGGCTTTTGAGTGCCGATAAAATATTCTTGTCCAAGGTAAATTCCTCCCATCACGGTACATATACGGACGGTGCCATCCCATGGGGGACGCGCCAATGATTCATCGCCAAGCGGGAGATCAGAGCACTGGCTGCATCGAACTGCCATGTGCCTACGCGCCGAAAGCCGTAACGCTCCAAGCAGCGGATCTGCTTGGGTGTGGCGAGTCCTTCCTCCTGTCGCCGTTTCAGACGGTCGATGAGGAGAGAGGCAAGCCCGGCATTTTCCACGGTATCGGGCAGGATGCCGCGATTCTCAAGGAAAGCAAGCTGTTTTTCGGACGGCGGTCCCATTTCCCACGGAAAGGTCGGCGCGTAGCTTGTGAGATCCTCGGCGGCGATAGAGAGCGCATACTGGATGGGATCGACGAGTTTTTTCTTCTTGCTCCGCATCGCGGCAAGTTCCCGCGCCAGTGCCTCCTCCCGTTCACGCAGCACGTCCCGCTCCGCTTGCTCTTCGGCTTCGAGAATGTCCACTTCCTCGTCATTTCGGAGGTTTTCGTCCATCATTGCGGCGATATTCTCATCCTTGGCAATGAGAGCCGATGGTCTGCAGAGATCATGCCGCTCCGTCAGCCATAGAAAGTCCAGCAGGAGCAAGTTCTCCTTGCCCGGAAAGAGCCGCATTCCCCGTCCCACCATCTGCTGATAGAGACTCCGCACTTTGGTGGGGCGCAAAATTACGATGCAGTCCACAGCGGGACAATCCCAGCCTTCTGTGAGGAGCATGGAATTGCACAGCACGTCATACATGCCATTCTCGAACTCTGCGAGGATTTTCGAACGGTCATCGCTCATACCATTGACTTCCGCCGCCCTCAGACCGACATCATTCAGCATTCGGCAGAATTTCTGAGAGGTGGCGATGAGCGGTAGGAAGACTACGGTCTTTCTGCCCCTGCAGTAACGCGCCATCTCGTCTGCAATCTGATGGAGATATGGCTCCAAGGCGCAGCCAATGTCCGCCGCGTTGTAATCCCCACCGGAGATTCCGGCCTTGCTGATGTCCAGCTGCAAAGGAATCATCCGTGCCTTGACGGGAGAGAGATACCCCTCCCGGATGGCGCGGCTCATGGAATACTCATAAGCCTGTGAGTCAAAAAATGTGCCGAGCGTCTGCTTGTCTCCACGGTCGGGTGTTGCCGTTACGCCGAGGACATTGGCATCCGGAAAATGCGAAAGCACACGCTGATAGCTCTCCGAGAGTGCGTGATGCGCCTCGTCCACGATGATGTCCTGAAAATAATCCTGCGGGAACATCGAGAGCCGTTTCTCTTGGCAAAGGGACTGCACCGATCCTACTGTCACGGAAAAGAAACTGCCGAGGCTGCGGTTCTCTCCCTGCTCAAATGCTGCATCAAGTCCCGTGAGCATCTTCAGCTTGTCGGCGGCTTGGGTGAGAAGTTCCCCACGATGCGCCATGATGAGGACTCTGTGTCCCAACTTCACTTGATGTTCTGTCACCGAGGAAAACACAATCGTCTTTCCGAGCCCTGTGGAGAGGACGAGGAGTGTCTTGCGACGCCCCTCGCTCCACTCGGACAGGATTGCCTGTTTCGCCTCGACCTGATACGGTCTAAGTTCCACTTGCTTGTCCTCCCATCAGAACGGAATGTCCGCCGCGCTGACGGGAATCCCGCCAAAGTCCGCAGAGTCCTCGACCGGAAAGAACTTTTCGTCATAATCGTAGAAGCGATCCACATCGTTGGTCTGTTTCTCGTTGCCGTCCCGGTCGGTATATTTGCGGGGCTTGAAGTGCGCCCGCCCCTTTGCTCCTTCGAGATTGTTCCAGTCCATGACCAACCGCTCGCCGTGCTTCTTTCTGCCGATGCAGCGAAAGAACGCTGAAATGCGCCACTCCACGAGGCGGTTCAAAATGAGGTCAGTACGAACGCTGGCGACGCCCTGCTTCGTTTCCACCTGCAGGGTTAGCGTAGCCTTGTTGCAGGCCTGCATCTTGGCGCTCCCCGGAAAACGCCCCCGCTCAAAAGTGGACACCACGAAGTTGTAATCCCCCTCGGGCAGGAGAACGAATTCCTGACCATCGCTCTCGATGGTGTCGGTCCAATCCATACCCACGTTGTTGTTCGAATCTGCCATGATGTATTTCCTCCCTTAGGGAATCACTGATAAAATGAAGTCTGTCAGATTGGTGTAGATTTTTTGTCCTGTCAAGGAGACAAACCGGACGCATAGCAGGGCTATGTGGAGGATTTGTCGACGCAGACAGGGCGAAAAAGATGCACCAAGATGGCAGTGCTGAATTTATCAGTGATCCCTTAGCCTTTCGCCTTACGGTTTTGCTGAATGATGTCAAAAATCTGATCCCAGTAACGGATGACGTAGCCGTACAAAAACTCGTCGGGATAGTCGTCAATCGGCGTTTCCAATGTGTATTTCCCGCGTGCGGCGACCACCTGCCGCACCTCCTCCTCGGTGACTCCCTTCTCCTTCAAAATGCTGCGGAACACATCGACAGCGCTTTCTTCCTCCGGCGAGTTCTGCTGCTGCGGTGTCGGTGTCTCCTGTATTGCTGTCTGCGTGACGGTTGTGGCTGCCGGAGTCTGCCCCCGCGAGAAGATATGGGCGATGTGTTTGTAGTCCAGATCCAAGACTTCCGGCAGCGGCACACGGCTCTTTGCGTCCCATGCGGGATGGTGGGACGTGTACATGACTCGCTTGCCTCCCCGCGCCTTCTGCGTATTGTTCTCCGAGGTGACCACAAAGGTCTGGTAGTTGCAAAAGAGCAAGATATCGCACCACTCCTTGAGAAGCGGAGCCACTTGCTTGCTGAGTTTCATTTCCCAGCGGTCGTATGCGCCCATCTCATCCGGCTGCTCGAACTTCCGCATCTTGGCGTGTGCCGTGACCACCACATGAACTCCAGAAGTCAGCACCGTATCCAATGCGCCGAGAAGCCGTGAAAACTCCTCGCCCAAATAGGTATAGCCCTTGCCGTAGCCGAAGGACTCGATGGAGTTCTGCTTGTACTTTGTGCAGAGGTAGCTAACGATCAACTGCTCTGCCCAATCGGCGGTATCCAGCACCAACGTCCTGCACACATCCTTGGTCGCTGCCACTTCCTTGAGCACGGAGATCATTTCCTCCCACGACTGCGGCTTCTCGATGCGGCGCACATCCATGTGCGCCGTGCCTCCCTCGGTGTCGATGAAGAGCGGATCGGGGAATCTAGCGGCAAGACCGGACTTTCCGATGCCCTCAGAACCGTAGATGACCACCTTTTGGGCGCGGTCAATTTTCCCTTTGGTGATGTTCAGCATTGCGTATCTCCTTTCTGCTCACTTAATCCGAAGACTTCGTCCTCTCGCCTCCAAGTGGGCGCCGGGAACTTCCTCGCCGCTGCTCAGAGCTTCATAGAGTGCCTCGCGGTTCACGTCCTTATGCTCCGGCACGGTGATGAGATAGGCGTCCGGGATAAGGGCGGCATCGTCAATCTTGAGGGGCTGTTTGCCGCCGTTCTTCTGAACACTCATGACACCGTACCTCGTAGGAACTTTGGTTTTCCCCATCGCATCGAGGTTCTGCCGATACCACTCCTTGATACGTTTGATGCGGTTCTCTAAAATCTGCCGCTGCGCTTCAAAGCGTTTCTCTTCCTTGCTGTATGCCTCCGCATACGCTTCCAGCGATTTGATGAGCGCGATGCCGTTCGCGCATTTCTCCTCAAGGGCGCACTCGATGGACTGCAGCCCCTCTTCCAAAAGCTCCAAATCCATCGACTCGTCCAAGACGAGGTCGAAGAGCGCGTTGAAACCTGCGGCAAGCTCATAAAGCGGTCGTGCCGGCATAAGCATTCTCCTTTCTCTTCTCGAAGATGGCTACCTCGTCCACGGAGTCTCCCGGCACGATCACCGTGAGCTTCACGGGACAGCCAAGGAAGAAGCGAAGCAGACGCTCCCGCACCGTGAGGCGGCAGCAAGCCACGATCCCACCATTGGTGCGCTCTTTAGAGACCTTGATGTTGAGTGTGTGATTCATCTCGATTCATCCTTTCTGAAGGGCGGTTTGATGTTGCCCTTCATCTAAGAGCCACGGGTAACGCAAAACTTCATGGTTTTCAGAGAAAAATTTTTCCATCGGGCAAGAATTTCTTGAGCCGCTGATAGATGCGCCGCATCCGCTCCGATATGGTGCTTTCCAATACGCCCTCCTGACGTGCAATCTCCGACTGGCGCACACCTTCCCAAAACACGCGCCGCAGAAGTTCCCTCTGCTGAGGACGAAGCTGCGCGATGGCGTGATGAAGCTCCGAATAATCCGCGCCGAGCAAAGCCGTCGGCACATCGGGCATGGCATCCGCTCTCCGGCGGTCAAGATCATCAGCAGACAAGTGGATATGGCGACGCGTCTCGGTGCGATTCCTACGGAAAGTCGGAGCATTGACCTCGGCATCCAAAATCTCCTGTGCCGTGCGCCGCTGAACTGCGTTCTTGTCCTCGGCGGCATTCAGCCGCTGCCGATAGTCCGTCTCCACCATGACGGTGCATTCCTCCTCCGAAACTTCCAAAATCGTCGGATGGAGCTTGTCTTCGTAATACAGAGCAATTTTCATGGTCGTGTCCTTTCCGCCTTGGATGCGGGCGGCAGGAACACAAAAGGCCGATGCACGCGATGTACACCGGCCTCTTTCGCCTGAAGATGGGCGCAAAAAGTCACGGTGGAAACACCGAAGTACCAATACTGCTCGTGCAGTTCGTCTCTTCGTGCGTTCCCGCCGCCTCTAATGGCCATCTCAAGGCATTGAGAAATTTATAAGATTTACGATTACGGCTTGTGAATGTTCACATTCACATAAATTCCATTAACAAAAGTGTAGATTTTTCCCCCTCACTGCTGATATAATAGAAACTGTATTTTATGTGCGATGATGTTCTCTCACCATCCGGGTAAAGCATACCAAATCCGCTCCCTCGAAAATTGGACTCCGGTGGACGGGAGCGGACAGACTCTGTCCACTTTTCGCGAAGGGGGAGTTTTGTGTTAACCATCAGTCTGTTTTTACAGATCATGAGAAAGTACGTTGGTGCGGAGAACAAATCAATACCGAGTTTCTGCGCCTACTTCTTCGCTCTCTTTATGAAGGAACCGATCTCTTCTCGCGAGGTTGGTCTGGACGATGATGACAAGTACTACCCTTTCGGCAAGGAATCTGAGAAAAGTGCCGCCTACAAAATGTACAAGGGAAAGAGGGACATCCCGGAATCTGTCCTGCGGGCGGTTCATGCCAATCTCGACAAGAGCCGCTTCTTGGAAGCAGCTGCGGATATCCCCTTCGATGCCCGCAAAAATCTGTGCACCGACCTCTCTCAATACGGGGTAGATTGCACCACAGACAATGTAGACGAGACGTGCGCCGAGATTTTCTGCAGCATCATCAAAGCGGAACTGCAAAAACTCCCCGGCGCCCAAATTGATCTCTTTGAAGGAAGGAATGAAGTCGGCGAGGTTGTTCCCGCCGTGCCGATTCACCCCTCCCGATTTGCGAATGGCTCGGTCTATCTGCTCAGCGGCGAGATCATCAAACTGCATCCTGCCCTAATGCCTCACGAGGACATCAACGACGCCACGCTCCCGTATATCAATGCACTCTGCGAGGTGTATTCGGAGCGTCTCGAAAGAGAAGTCACCCCCGATACCGCAGGAGAATTGCCGGAGAATCTGCAGCAGCATTTAAAGCGGCAGAGAGAGGCATATTTCGATGCCAAAAGCATCCAGCACAGCGTAAGGGATGCCTTCGTAGACGGAGAGCAACAATTTGACGCGCTGAAGGATGACGCCTATGACGGCATCGAGATGGTGTATTTTGACGAGAATCATGAGACTGGTTACGTCCGCCTGCAGGAAGTATTGAAGAAAATCACCAGCACAGAACTTGCCAAGTCGAACCTCGTCAATATCAAGGGCTTCATCTCGAACAGAACACGGAAGGGCGTCTGCCATATCTTGGTAGATGACGAGCGAATCAAATCGTGGGTGAACATCGATGCCTAAACTGTTCAATACGTCCTTTGAGGTGTCACTTCGCATTTTGCTCATCCTCTCTGCCGTAAAGCCGCGTTCCATAACCATTGACCGCATCGCGGCGTATGACCTTATGACAGTCTATGGACGGGATTTCGGTATGGCAGAACAAAACCTGCACGGCGAAAACCAGTTCAGTTTTAGTGAACTCCCCGCCAAGCGGGAGCAGTTAAACGGCGCACTGAGATCCCTTGTGCTGGACGGCTTTATCTCTGTAGCCCCCTCCCCCGGAGGATTCTTGTTCGGGCTGAACGAGCGCGGCAGGGATTTTGCGAGATCCATGCAGTCCGAATATGCTGAGACATACGTGGAGACAGTAAAAAAGACACACCGAATGCTTGGAAAAACATCCGATGCGTCTTTGCTTTCAAAGATTACGAATCAGGCGATGGACGCGCTAAAGAGGAGATGAATGGATGGCCGGAATATATTTCAGCCGTGTCACGGCAAGAGGCAAAGGCAAGCGTGACTCTTTCGTGGATTTCACCCCCGGTCTGAACATCATCTGCGGGCGGTCGAATACCGGGAAGACCGCCGTTGCTCGGTGCATTGATTTTGCGCTTGGAAAAATTGGGGACTTCCCCATAGACGAGACTTTTGGTTACGATCAAGTGGAACTTCTGGTGCAGGCGGCCGAGGGCACAATCAGCATCACGCGTAAATTTCACAAGGATCAAGTGGACGTGATAACCAACATCCCTGGCATGATAAGTGACAAATACAATCTGAAATACAGTCAGAGTCAAAGAAACGGCTTGCCTGTGCTGAGTAACCTGCTTTTGAGCGCAATGGGGATTCCCGTCCCCTGCATGGTGATCAAGAACATCGATTTCAAGCGGGCACCACTGACACTCCGAACCTTCCTCCACATGCTGCTCTTTCTCAACAATGACATCGGCAAGGTAGAATCCGTGTTGGAGCCGAAGGAAAGCATTCAAAAGACCGTCTTTCTCTCTTCCCTGCTGTTTTTGATGACCGGCTCCAATTTTCCCGAGCACGATGAGCAGACCAAGAAGGAAATCCGAATCGCAGAGCGAAATGCCATTTTAAGATATGTGAACAGGCAGATCAGCAACATCTCTGAGAAGAAGAAGGTGCTGCAAAAACAGATGACGGCATTTCAGGGCATTGATGTGGAGCAGCAGATGACTTCCCTTATTGCAGGGATTGAGCAGACGGAATCTGCGATCTCTGCAGCACTTTCCCGGAGGCAGGATCTGGTGCAGGAAATGAGTGACCTGCAGGAGAAAGTTACCGAGGCGGAGCTGATGAAGTCTCGGTACGCCGCCCTCAAAAGTCAGTACACAGCCGACATTAAACGGCTGACCTTCATTGCTGACGGCGAGATGAGCCGGAGTGTTCACGATAAGAACAACGTCTGCCCCTTTTGCGAGAGTCATTTCACGCCCAAGGATGATGAAACCTACATCGAGTCTGCCCGTGGAGAACTGTCCCGCATACTGGCTCAGATGAACGATTTGACGAAAGCAGAACAGTCGCTCGCCGAGGAAATGAACTGGATGTCGGCGGAAATGGCGAAACTTGATGCCGAGAAGGACAGCATCGAAAACCTCATTCAGCAGGAACTGCGTCCCAAAGCAGAGGAGATGCGTAAATCCCTCGCAGCCTACAAAAGTTTCCTGCAGTTAAAACGTGAGATGAGCGTGATCGATGATTTTGCAGCCGTCTGGGAGAAAGATTTACGGAATCCTCCGGTCGAAACAGAAAATGTGCGGCAATATCATCCCAGAGAACATTTTGACGATGATTTCAAAAGGCTCATCAACCAATATTACATGGAAATCCTCCGTGAATGCAGCTATTCGCCAGAACCTACTTCTGCCAATTTCAACATCTCCGATTTTGACATAGAGATTGATGGGCATAAAAAATCCACCCATGAAGGGCAGGGATATACGTCCTTTGTCAACAGCGTGACTGCACTCACCTTCCGACACTATCTTGCTCACCATGGCAAATATTATCCGGGCTTCCTCATCATTGACACGCCCCTTCTTGGTCTTGACCAAGGCGTAGCGGATTCTGCGCCGGAAAGTATGTGTTCCGGACTCTTCCGCTATTTCATGAACCACCAAGAGGAGGGACAGCTGATTATCATTGAGAATTCCAAGAATCTGCCGGATTTGGACTATGCAGCAGCAGGAGCCAATGTCATCACCTTCACCAAGGGGCTGACGGAAGGCCGTCCCGGTTTTCTTCATGGCGTAGAGTAAGCGGAGACGGATATGCGAATAACTTATAACAGGCTGTGGAAGCTCCTGATCGACAAAGGCATGAATCGGCAGGATCTCAGGCGCATAACGGGCATCAGCCCCGCCTCCATCGCCAAGCTGGGCAAAGGCGAGAATATAACCACAGATATTCTTCTGAAGATATGCGTGGCTCTCGACTGCAACATTGAAGATATTATGGAGTCCGTGAAGGAGTAAGCTCATATAGGATTTGATTACCCTCAATATGAACACGCCCTCCGTCCAATATCTGTGTCGAAAAGATAAGCGGCTTGCAAAGGCCATATCGATGGTCGGCACTATCACTTACTCTCCGTACAAGAACGGGTATCCGTTCTTGGTCGAGCAAATGCTTTCCACTAAGATCAGTCATAAGATATTCGACATCTCACCAATGCCATCATCGAGGGAAATATAAACCTTGATGGTTTAGTGCATAAATCCGATGCCGAAGTTATAGCTGCGCTCACAAAAATCCGTGGCATTGGAAGCTGGACGGCAAAGATGTATCTGATTTTCGTGCTGAATCGCCCAAATATCCTCCCCTTTGAAAACGGTGCTTTTTTGCAAGTCTATCGGTGGATGTACAAGACGGATGACACAAACCGAAAAGCAGTAGAACAGAAACGCCAAAAATGGAAACCATATTCGGCCATCGCGGCGAGATTTCTCTATCGGGCTTTGGATTCTGAATTTACAAAGTCAGAGTTTCATTTATTCAAGTGAATAAGAAGTGTAATAGACAATTAAGGAGGATATATAATGGATTCTTTGAATTTACCTGGTGCATTAGAAATCTTGAAAGAACATCATATTCATTTCGTTGAAAGCAAAAAATACGCTGATTTTACTGAGCAACCTGTTCCCGAAGACTCAAGAGCATGGTCACAAATTCTTGTCAGCACACTTACTGGAATTAAGGGCTTGAGTCGAAAAAAAGGGTCTGATTTGATTGATGGATCTGATGTAAAATCTGCAAATGCATGGTGTTCAATTGACAAGGTACGTTTTAACGGTGTTATTAAAGCAGGTACTCAAAGTGAGTTGTCGGGTTCAATACACTATTTAGATCAAATGCCATTTTTGTTTTTTGTCCTCTGGGATCGTGAGCCGAATATTGGCTATGAAAGATGCAGAATATGGGTCGTGCGTCCTCAGCATGATAGCTTGTTTAGAAGCATTGCTAATAATTGGTACACTCAGCTTGCTACTAGGGAAATAACAAGCAATAATTTCCAACTCCATCCGCCAGTGAATACTAATAACGATATTTTTCGCAACAATTGTGGAATTTTATCCTATCCGCTCCTTCTCAGTGCAACTTGGGATGGAACAAAATACACAGTACAATATTACAACCCAGATACATTACAAAACGGTTTATGTAATATTCCTTAAACAAATCGAACTTATAGTTAAGGAGCAATACAATGGAAAATACATATACAGCATCCTATTATTTTAATATTATTAACGATAAGTACATAAAAGGAAAATCTGAAAACCTTAGTATTTGTTCTATCATGGAGAACATTACAAAAAGAGTTCCGATACACGATTTCACTGTTGAAGAAAAGGTGAAGATTTCATCTTATATACTAACGCATTTGAATTACGAGGAACGCAAGACTCTTGCCAAAAGATTACTCGAAGAACAGGTGGTAGAGCAACGAGTAAAATTAAATCACTGGAGTACCATAACGGCCCAGTCTTCTCAAATTGATACTGGGTATATCGCCCAACACCTTGTTTCTCTTCAAACTCAAATTGCTGGACAAGGGATGCGAGGAAAAGGCGATGACTTAAGTGATGGCTCAGAAGTAAAAAGTGCTAATTTTTTAGACTCCCTAGATAAAAAAGGAGCTACAGCACCTCGTTGGAATTTTACGGCAGTTACCAGACAAATAATGGAACGCTTTCTGGAATATCCTGCCGTATATCTTCTATCAATGGATTTAAATACCAACAAGCGATTTAGAACTCGAATCTGGAAAGTAGATGTTACCAAGCATGAAATTCTGAAAGCACGTTATATTGAGTGGATGGAAAAATTGGGATATCCAAAATTTGCGGCAAACAATGAACAAAGCGTAAATTTTCAGCTTTTCCCCCCGCATAGTGGAACGGAAGAAACGTTTGCTCGACACGGTAATGGCAGAGCAAATGGTTTCTCAAAAGTTCAGATTGCATTGGAAGATCCCTCATGTGCGAATTTGATTTTTCGTGCTGATGAATCTGAAGATGGTCACATTTTGATATCTAAATTCTAAAACAAAAGAGCGTAGCACTTCTGCAATAAATGGAGTGCATCGCTCTTCGATTCGTTATATCACAAAATATCACTCAGAGACTGTAACTGTTTTTGAAGTATCCCATCTGCGTTGTACTTCTGTTCAAAAGCTATCCTTATTTTTTCGTTAAGCTCCTTGAACAAATTTTTCTTTTCATTCGATGTTGGATAGGGAATCTGTATTTCTCCTAACTGCTCTCTTTTTATTCGACTATGTGATGATGACGTTCCAGATGTTAAGTTCTCAATTTGTCTGACTACATATGGCGTTTTCAATATCAAACATATAGCATAAGCACCAACATCATTACATGGACGCATGATCTCAAATTCATTTGAACAAACAAGCTCATCATCATATTGGGGAACAACAGTCATTCTTGGTATTCTTGGATTTATTTTTGAAAAAAGGATGTCCCCCTCTTTACACAATCGCCCTTTTGATATAGGTGCAAATTCCTGTACTTGTTGAAAGTTAATGGTACAATCTGCATTTATGTGTAAAACACTGATATGCTTTGTTTTTTCGTCCGCATTTTTATTCTTTCTACCAATAGTTTCAAATCTTACCAAATCAGTTAAGCTTCTCATCTCGTAACCATCAAGATTACTGCTCTCCAAAATATTTAACATTTCCAATCTATCAGCTCGATAAAAGGTCGGATTTAAGACATCATCTATCAACTCAGATTTAAGAATGGATGTAACTGATGGAGATGACGAAATGATCTTTGATACCGGGTGTCGTTCATTATATTTCTCAGCAATTATAGGCATCTGGTTTGTGCCTTTCTTAATTTTAACTGGAACACCATTTCTCTCTTTAACAACATAACCAATATCATCACAAATCCCCATAACGATTTGTTGATTCTGTTTAGGCTTCGTGTTTGATATGTATAATATCGAAGTCTTAGTCCTTGTCCCAGCCTGAGCAAATGTCACAACCGGCATCTCAAATACTGCATTAACAGTGTAGTTTTTCAATAAATATTCCCTAATAGCACCATTCAATCCTTTAGAAGAGAATATCCCATCCGGCAACACTATGGCTAATTTACCATTAGGTTTAAGAAGATGTAGGCACTTTAAAAGCATTAAAGCTTCAGAGTAAAGTGTCGAATCATGTCGGGGTAGTTGATTCAAATAACAAAAATTACGCTCATTCAAATCAGAACAGATATATTCTGCACCAAATGGTGGATTTGTGAAAATAAAGTCAACCTTACCAGCCATCGAGTCTATGACCGTATTCTCTGATATGCTGTTGCCGATGTAGATGTTTTGGCTGTTAGCCCCTAATAACAGTGTGTTGATTTTTGAAAAGCGCACCATTCTATCTACTTTGTCCTGCCCAACGACTGAATTAGCAAGAAACCGATTAATGCAATTTTCATCTGCTCCGTGGTCTTGTAGATATTCAATGTATCTTCTCGCGCTCTCAACAATCAATGTTCCGACCCCACAAGTAGGATCCATCACCGTAAAACTCGATAAATCCATGTTGGAAAAATAATTTTCCCTTTCGAAGTCACTAAATATAACCGACAATATTGGCAATGTTATCTCCGCAGGGGTCATATACTGTGCATCTTCTTTATTGTTCCTAAAATTTTCACGAACGAAGTGTCCAAAGCACTCATTTAAAATATCAAAATTTTTATCAGTTTTTTCTTTAACAAGATGTAAAAAATCAATTTTCTCAATCTCAGAAATAAGCCGTTCTGCAAAGATGTTTTCCGAGGGTTGTATGTTTAGTGAGGGATTTGCCCCAAATATACTAGTGCCATCGATATTCTTAAAAAGCGTATATTCGATAGTTTCATCAAACAGTTCCCGCAACGCCGCAGCTATGGCATTGTCATCATGCAAGACATTCTTGGCGTAATCTCTCACCAGAAACAACGAGAAACGCTCTCCGTGCAAAGCCTTGTGGTATGAGAGCATTACTAGTTTTATAATCTCATCGAGTTTCATGTTCGAATCATCTATTCGCCCATAACTGTGAAAATCTTCCCTAAGATTCAATAAAATCTCATAGAATAATTTATAATCAACTCCAGCGTTCATATGTACACTCCTGCCCATAGATGTCCACCTAATTACGACAAGAAGATTTTAGCATACCTTTCCGCCCGTCATCAAGATTATAATCTAAAATTTAGATAGATTTCTTCCTCCTATATATTATTCATCTCATCTCTTTGCGATAGCCAATACCCTATTAACGATATGCAGAAGTAATCGTTAATAGGGTATTCATCGTTAATAGAGTATGCACCCGACCGCTCCATCGCCATCGAATTTTAGGCAAAAGAAAAGACAGCCCATGAGCAGCCATATTTCGAACCCCTATATGCCAAGCGGTCCGGTGGATTGAACCCCATCGTTGCATTGTATCAAATCGGAGGGTAAGACATCTCCGCGTGTGTCGAACGTCCAGATGTTCTCTTTTTCAAAGTAAATCTCTACGCCATGTTCCTTGAGTTTACGGACGTTTTGGAGTGAATCCACCGTGTTTCTCGCGAAGCGGCTGACGGACTTGGTGATGATGAGGTCGATCTTGCCGGCAAGGGCATCCTCAATCATCTGGTTGAAGCCATCGCGTTTCTTAGTGTTCGTGCCGCTTATCCCTTCGTCCGAATACATGCCGACGAAATCCCAGTCTGCACGGCTCTCGATGTAGTTCTTGTAATGCGCCATCTGCATTTCGTAACTGGAAGTCTGTTCTTCATGATCGGTGGAAACTCTGGCGTACCCTGCCGTTCTGCGCCGCCTTGGTTCTGCCGTAACCTCAGAACGAAAGATTTTAGGGCTTGCTGGGATGACTCTCACTGTCTTTGCCATCGGTATGCGCCTCCTTCTTTGAGTTGAAATATGACTTCATCGTCGGATATGACAATCCGCTCGACACTCTGTACGATCTTGCCCTCGTAGCCATCGCCGAACAAGGATTCTGCCGCTTCCTTTAGTTCGGATTCGGGCAGCCGTTTCAATCCGCATTTCGTGCGTGGCTGACTGCACGCCCACACCTTAGTCCCCTTCGTCCATGTATCGCGCTCACACTTGCTGCCGCAGGAGGCGCAGTACACTTTGTTGGTGAAGGGATTGCTGCCGCGCTGCCCGTTGTAGATGCGGGCAGTCTTTTTTATGCGACCATTGGTTAGGTGAAATTCCACACAGTCACCGTGAATGACGATCTTGGACACCTTGCGCTTGAGTTCTGCGGCATCGAAATCATCCTTCTCTATGACGGCTCTGACCGCAGCCATAAGCTCCTCTTCCTTGATTGGACGGCTGTCACAAGCAGTGCTGCCTTTCCGCTCTCTTGTGTTGCAGCCCCATCGTCTGTACTTCCCTGCAGATCTTCTGCTGAAGCCGCCTCCGCAGCATCCGCATTTCACCATTCCCGAGAATGGCATTAGCACAGGATTCCGATTGCAAGACTGCGCGGCTCTCAGTTTCCGTATCTCCTGCACCTTATCGAAGTCATCCTTGCTCACAAGCGACTCGAACATCCCATCCACCAGATACATAGGCAGCTCCCCTTTATTCCGCTTGCGAATATGCCCCTCACTGATGTAGTTTTTCTGCAATGCCATTGTACCCGTGTAGGAGATGTTGGAGAGAATATCCTTTACCGTGGTCTGCTCGATGGGTCTCCCCTGCCGCCCCGTGATTCCGCGCCCTGCGAGTCTCTTCGCGATGGCGTAGGCAGATTCCTCGGCAAGGTATCTCCAGAATATCTCCTTTACAATCTCACTCTCGGTAGGAACAATACGGAACATCTCTCCGTCCCATGTGTAGCCGTAAGGCGCTTTATGTCCGTTCGGAATCCCCTCGGCGAATCGTCTCCGCACACCCCATCGGATGTTGTCACCAATGCTCCGACTCTCTTCTTGGGCAAAGGATGCGAGCAGCGTCAAGAGGAGTTCTCCGTCCTCGGATGTGGAATCAATGTTCTCCCTCTCGAAACGAACGGCAATCCCCTTCTCTTTCAACCGTCGAACGGTATGAAGACAATCCACGGTGTCACGGGCAAATCGGCTGATGCTTTTAACGAGCACCAAATCAATCTTCCCGGCGTTGCAGTCGGCAATCAGCCGCTTGAACTCATCTCGGTGTGTAGTGCTTGTCCCTGTGATTCCTTCGTCTGCGTACACGCCGGCATATTCCCACGCAGGATTGTTCTGGATGAGATTGCTGTAGTGACTGACCTGCGCCGCAAGGGAGTGGTGAAGCGTATCCACAGAAACGCGGGCGTATGCCGCAACACGCAGCTTTTTCTGCAATGCAGGGCTTGGTTGAACCCGTCGTATTTTCATGGTGATCCCTTCTTTCCACTCCCATATTCCCGTACTATCCGCACGATAGCAAGTCAATATCTGAAAATAAAAGTCCGATGACGGGGCGGTATTTCTCGCGCATTTTCGCTTCAAACGCAAGATACTCGTCCTCTGACAAAACCCCGCTCTGCAGCATTTTCCATGAAGCACGCATCACCATCTGATACGTCATTTCCCGAAGACCATCTTCCTTGCTCATTTCAACATCTCCCTTCATGGAACAGCAGACAAAAACGGCTCTTTTGGTCACCCTTACAGGCATAAAAATAACCCGACGGTAAGCCGCCGGGCGTTGAGGTTAAACGAATTATTTATTTTGAAGGCTGTGCATCATATCCTGCAATTTCTGCGGAACGGGAAGCCCCATCCGTGCTGCGTTCTCGATGATCGAGATCCCTTCATTCGAGATGTAGAAGAAGATCACGGCGGAACGCAAAACACAGCCGCTTCCAATGATGTGGGTATCGAGGACATTCGCCACGCCCACAAGGGTAAAGATGCAGACTTTCTTACAAATCCCCTTGAATCCTATTGCACTCGACAGCTTCTTCTCTACAATCGCACGGAGAACACCTGTGATGTAGTCCGTCACCACAAACACAACGAGGGCATAGAGCAGATCGTCAAAGCTGCCGAGGAACTCCCCGACCACGATGCCAATGCCCGCCGCATACAGACGTATGGTTAAAATCTGATCCATATCAGACACCCCCTGCTTTCTTCCATTTATTGAGATTGCTCATCTTGCGCAGACGGAAGTTATAGCATCCGCGCATCAGTTCCGTAAGCTGACCGTCTTCCCATAAATATAAGGGCGAGCCTGTGCTGACCAGATATTTCCCCTGTCCCAGAGGGCAGAGGCTTGTACGAGCTGTCGGATTCGTTTCCAGTTCCATGAGCAGCTCATCCTTTGCACTGTAAATCTTTGAAATATACCTTTTCCCGGAGATAAGATAATCCAGATTTGCAGGGAAGCGCATATACATTCCGTCATGGATTGGATAGCGGACACTGTAATCCGGTGCGCTCCATCTGCTTTCCGAAGTATGGGATTCCCCAGTAACAGAGTCTCTTGACGTTGTTTTGGTTTTCTCCATCCAAGGTTCAAGATTGCTGCCATCGAAGAACACATATCTGTCTGTGCTGCTCGAACTACCGTCTCCCCCATGCTCTGATATGGAGTGCCATATCATCACTTTGAAGTTCCCAGCTTTATCCACCCGCCCGCCTTCTGTTTGGCAGCTATAGAGGTCAGTGGGACCGGATACGGCGGGGGGGCCCAC